CACGCATTGGGTGGTGAGTTCAGAATGTTCGATGGTGAGAATGGAACGCCATTGGCAGATGCTGGTTTCAGTGCAACAACGGCACACAGTTACGGAACATACACTGCAAACAGTTCAACATTGATTGACAACTTGTATGACTTACCAACAGGTGACACAATTGACTCAACTGCTAACACGGGTATCATGGCAAGTAACTGGAAGAGGTTAAGTTACACTGCGTCTACAAGCGCACCTACACAAGAACCAGCGGATGGTACATTATGGTATGACACTTCTACAGACGAAGCAGACATTATGGTACACAACGGAACAACTTGGAAAGGTTACGTACAAGTTTACGCTACAACAGATCCAAATGGTCCACAGTTTTCAGCAACAGCACCAACTACACAATCAGATGGTACTGCACTTGTGAATAATGATTTATGGATTGATACAAGCGACTTAGAAAACTATCCAAAACTTTACAAATATAACACTTCGGCTACTTTGACATCAACGAACACGGCCAACCAGGTTGCAGTAACAACATCTGGTGCGGCATGGGAACTAGTTGACAAAGCAGACCAAACAACTGAAAATGGTATTGTTTTTGCTGATCTGAGATTACACACAGACGCAGAAAAGGCAGACTCATTATCTACAGGCGGTGCTGGTACATTCAGTTCAATCAAAGATCTTTTGAGTGATGACTTCTTAGACCCAGATGCTCCAGATCCTACAAATTATCCACAAGGTATATTGGCATGGAACACAAGAAGAAGTGGTTACAATGTTAAAGAATACAAAAACAATCACATCACAACTACGAAATATCCAGGAAGCGGATCAGCAGGTTTAGGAAACATAAGAAAAGGCAACGAGTCAGTTGCAACTTACTTCCCAGACAGATGGGTTACTAAATCTAGCAACAACGCAGATGGCTCTGGATCTTTTGGAAGAAAAGCACAGAGAAAAGTGATTGTTGAACAATTAAAATCTGAGATCGACACTAACCAAGCGATAAGAGAAGACCAAAGAGGTTACAATGTTATCGCTACACCTGGTTATCCAGAATTAATTTCAAACATGATTAACTTAAACACAGACAGGAACAACACTGCATTTGTAGTAGGTGATACACCTTTAAGACTA